CAACAAGATGCTTGCACAGCGTTTTCTACTTTCTTTGGAGTGGTTTACGCTCGTACAGATTATATTATTGATCGTAAGTATCTAGATGATGACCATGAGTCAGTTCTCCTTATTCCAATGCTCACTTGGAGGTTTCCTTTCACCATTCTTTCATACGCCATAACTCTTGATATTTTGAAGCGTTTTCATTTATCAGCTAATGGTGTTAATAGGATCAATGTGCGAAATGGAACCAACAATTTAATGAGTACCAGTTTGTATAATCAAACTAGCAGCATAACTATTCCAACATCTGTTGATGATGAAATATTTAATGCTGCTTCTTTACTTAAAATACAAATTGGAGCACCTACTATTGAAGCAACATTGCTCAAACGTCAGATCACGGACCCATCGGGTGCCAAGATTTTGGCTTTGGCAACACGAGCTGAAGTGGTTAATGCTACAAAATCAATAACTCCACTAGTTGCACACTATAGTTTTATGGCTAAAATAGATGAGGCGGAAGAATCACCCTCCTTGAAACCATTTATGAACAATTTTGTGCGTCCAGCGTTTGCTCCAGTTTGTTCTAAAACAAATGATGCACGCATGGTACAAGGTCGAGTTGCTGATTTTACTCGAAATACCCCTGAATGCACCCCTTTTTTAGCCGATGAGATGGACTCTTTTGTCCAATTATTGGTACCTAAAAATCTGCGCAACACTTTTGTTCCTGCGGATTGTCAGACTGTGTGGGATAAACAAAATCGTCCAACGCAACGTGCTAAATATGAGCAATCAGCAGTGGATACGCTAGATGGTGATATTGCTTCGTTTATGAAGAAAGAACCTTATGCCTCCACTAATGATCCTAGAAATATTAGTACTACTCCTGATCAGGTTAAAATAGGATATTCTAAATACATGTATTCTGTTGCAGATTATTTGAAGACATTTGACTGGTACGCATTTGGCACTACTCCTTTGGATATTGCCAAACGCGTTTCTGCAATGTTGACAAATGCACGATTAGCTACTGGAACTGATGGTTCTAGGTGGGATGGACATTATAATGCGATTGGCCGGTTATTAGAACGGGCTATTTTGGTTGCTATGTTCGCACCTAATTATACTCGTGAAGCAGTGGATTTACATTCTAGACAATATAACCAGAAGGGTAGAACCCGGTTTGGCATTAAATATGCAACATCATGTACCCGAGCTAGTGGTTCACCTGAGACTTCCAATTTTAACACAGTTTTTGGTAAGTTTTTAGGTTATCTTAGTTGGCGTTTGACTATAAATCCATCTACTGGAGTTCATTATACACCTGATGAAGCGTTTGCTAAACCAGGTATTTATGGCGGTGATGATGGCCTCACTCCTGATATGGATGCTGAGACTTTCATCAGAGTAGGTATTATGGTCGGACAGGAATTTAAGTCGGATGTTGCCTTCAGAGGTGAGGTTGTTTCATTTTTATCTAGGTTTTATACTCCTGGTGTTTGGTTTGGACGTCTCGACTCTTGTTGCGATATTTTAAGGTCAAATCGTGCTTTTAACGTAACGGTTTCACTACAGGGAGTAACCCCCACTCAAAAATTGATAGAAAAATCACGTGCCTATTATTTGACCGACAGGAATACTCCTGGTGTCGGTTATTTAGCTAGTGCAGTGTTACGTATCATTGGCGAGGAAGCATTATTTGCGGCACCTAGCGGACCAGTAACATTAATATCACCTTGGAATTCTTGGCAGCCCTCAGAGGACCAGTATCCAAATGATATTGATGAGTCTGAGTTTGCTGTGTTAGGCGTACCATGTGAGTGGGATACGCAATTAATGAAATTATACTTTAGTAAGTGTGAAACATTGGCAGATGTAATGCAATGCCCCAATTTTGACACCGAAATCGTACAAGTAGTGAAAGATAACGTTGTGGTAAATGACGAGTTAGTAGCCAATATCGTGTTGGATACTATGCAGTCACATGATATAACACCACCTGTTGATGTTGTATTATCACCACTAGGATCCCCCCATGGTTTTGAAATAGTAGATAAATCATCTATTTATCCCATTAATACCACATTGACTAGTTCATCCACGATGATTTTGCCCTTTACTAGAACGGAATTACCAGCTACCATTATGCAAGCTTGTAAGGACAGAGTCTATCATGTTGGCAAACTTTTAAATCAACTTAATATTCAACCATCTTGTCGATTGTTGTTGGATTATGGTTGTGGGGATGGCAAAATCACTGTGGCTTTACATGAGAAGTTAGGATTCAATGCAACTCTTGGTTACGATCTACCGTCAATGGTATCTGTGATAACTACTAGAGTCCCAGGTGTGACGTTTTCATCTAAGTTACCAGATTCTCCAGATTCAACTGGAGTGATCTGGGTTAGTTGTGTGTTGCATCATGTGGGTAATTGGAAACAAGAATTAGATAAGATACGTAATCTTTCCTCACCAGGGACTGTTGTTATCATTAGAGAGCATGATTTATCGGCAACTACCGACATTATGCTACGTGGTTTACATGATAAGTACCATGATGGGGGGCTAATAACTGAGTTTTTAACTAGAACGGATGTTATTGGTTATATGATGAGTTTAGGTTTTAAGGTCGTAGGCAAGACTAATTACAAGCGGGATGAGAATCCACAGTTCTTGTATATAGCTGCCTTCCTACTAGAGTAATTGTTTTAAATGAGGTAACACGGTATTATACACTGTACCGATAGGGTTTGTACGTCCCTTCCTTTGTGAGTAAAGACTAATTATGGGGGGTATTGGGCAGGTGCCCCCCCCTTCGTATTAATAAATACTAAATGGATAAAGCTGCTAGATCAGATGCTAAAATTAAACGTATGGCGGAGGGAGTCGGGTGCACCAAACAATCGTTAGATTGGCTTGAGTCAGCACTGGACCCTTTCCCAGATGAAAATCGTGATATCTCCGGTTATCCTGATATGGTAAATGGAAAGTCAGTTGTGCAATCGTTTCGTGCAAAGACTACCGTTTCTGCACCAGGTACTGTTAACTGGGATGCACATATATTTCATGATGGTTTCTTCCAATCAGTACCTGTCAATGCAACAACGGTTAATTATAATTCGTATGCCCAGACTGGTCAGAGTGCAACATCCTACAATGTAGGTGGGGTTTCAGTACGTACTGCAGCGGCAAATGTGCCGTTGTACATACCTACTACCCAAAACTCGTTACAATTGGATCCCGGATTCGATGAGTCTATTCCTTATAGAGTCATTGCTCAGGGTATGGAGATTACTAATACTACAGCGGAATTACATAAGCAGGGTAATGTTATCGTGTGGCGTCAGCCACAGGGTGTGTTAAAATCTGGCGTTGCTAACGTTGGGGCTACTGCAGCTCTGGCGGCTCAATCAGTGTCGCTAATGTCTTATCAAAATCCTCCAGAAACTTCTTCTCAGGCTTTGATTCTTCAGGGATCACAATCTTGGAAAGCAGCAGATGGAGCTTATGCCGTTGGTACTATTGGCAATCCTGTGCTACCATTGCACAAGATCTCAACTACTGAGTATAATAGTGCTCTAGCTGTAGCTTCTAATTCAGTTGTTTACTTCCCTCCCATTATTGGTGCCAGTGCTCCGTATACTGTGCAACAGCCAGTTGTGGAATCAGGTTTTAATCAGTATGGTGCGTATTTCACTGGATTGTCTCCTGAGACTACTCTTGATGTCGTTTGGCATTATATTGTTGAGCGTTTTCCCCGTTCAATTGATATTGATTTAGTCACCATGTCAAGCAATTCCTCACCTTTTGATCCTAAAGCTTTGGAGCTTTATTCCAAGGCTAGCTGGCATTTACCAGTTGGGTGTAAAGTTGATGAAAATGGTTTGGGAGACTGGATTGCAGATGTTGCTTCTATTTTGCAAGATTTTGGCGTTCCTGGTATGGGTTTCGTTAAGAATGTCGCGAAAGGCGGTCAAGCCATAGCTAATTCTTTTGAAAAACAGTCAACTAATTCAGTTGAACCTGAGCGACCTCCACAACGTTTACAACAACAAACTCATGCTCCTATTCCACAACCGAAGAAAAAGAATAAGCAGCAAAAACAAGTTGTAGAGGTTAAAACCAAGCAAAAGAAAAAGAAGCAATAGATGTCATTGTTATGTATTAATATGTTCGACCAATGGAAGTTAAGTCGTTAAACTATTCTTCTATTTTGGGGTTGTAGTTTACCCATAGTTTAAAACTACACTTTTGGAGCCTTAGTCGTTAGCTCGTTAAGATTAGAATGACGTTGTCAGGTGAAATTCCTTTCATAGAGCCTTAGTTGTTAGCTCAATAAATTTGGAACAACATGGTTATGGTGAAATTCCTAACCGAACTATTGGTGTTGCATGAATTTGTGCAACTGTTTTCGTGTATGTTAACATGGTCGGTTGTGAACTGACTTGCCAATTGAGTGTTGCCCGCACTCACGCTATTATCCTTACAAAATCTATATGATATTGGTCGCCTCACATAGATTTTGCATCGACGCATAAATGTACTCTAAATAAATAAAATAAGTATG